GAACTAGACAAAATCAATAGACCAGTCCACCCCATCGCCGATAGATTTTTAGAACAAGGACTTTTGGAAGATCCTGTTCGAGGAACTACTAATTCAACTGCAAGAAGAGACATACCCGGAATGGTGTTTGGGATATCTACTCCGGGACCGCTAGATAAAAGGCCCGGAGCGATAAGGAAAAATCTAGGAAAAAAACAATCATCGACTCCTACTCCTGTGCATGTAAGTCGATTAGGTGGCACACAGTTGGTTATGGATGACGGAGATGATCAATATCAAAGAAAAAATACTCCTAGCAATCTAGGATTAGGGGACGATACTTACGCAGACATTCTTGCTGGAGAAAAAGGTGATCCTACGATACCTTTCAATGAGCATTTTAGGATCCGTACAAGAACCGGTCATCAGATTCTGATGCACAATTCAGAAGATTTGATCTACATAGGGAACGCCAGAGGAACTGTTTGGATCGAACTAACTAGCGACGGTAAAATTGATATTTTTGCTGAAGATAGTATTAGCATACACACAAAAAATGATTTTAATTTAAAAGCTGATAGGGACGTTAACATAGAAGCCGGTAGAAACGTCAACATCAAAGCTACTGCAGAATATCAAAGTCCGGATTCTTTACATAATGAAAAAGATATTTTTGATTCTTCAGGTTATGAAATCGGTAGAGTACAGATAGAAAGTATGCAAAATTTTAATTTACTCATAGGGCGTAATGGAAAAATACACCTAAGAAATGATGAACAGATACAAGGTAATCTTGATATAAAAGTTTTAGGAAACATGAGAATATCAGTGCAGGACAAAGACGTGGTTCCGAGCAATACAAATATTTCCAATGACGAGATACAAGCCGAACAGCCGGAACAGGTAAAAGGTCTACACATATATTCCTATGAAAACATGAGAGTAAAGGTAGAAAAAGATTATGATCTCAATACTACTGGAAGAAATGCATGGACATCTGGTGGAACTACCGATATGAAATCCGGAGGAAACTATACAGAAACCGCACCAAGAATTGACATGAACGGTCCTCTCGCTAGAACGGCTTCTATCGCTGAAATCGCAGACAGAGTATTAGAATTGCACCTCCATGAAAATCCTCTTACAGAATTTAGTAAAGGATGGGACAAGCGTTATCAAGATGAAAATATTGTTAGTATAATTCGAAGGATTCCTATGCATGAACCGTGGTCATTGCACGAGCATTTTGCGCCAACTATTTTAAAATCAAAATTTACTGACCGAGAAATCAAGGAGTAATAAATGGCTACAAAATTATATAATCAAAAGATAGTAGCGGCTAACAAAGCCTCTCTAGGAGATCAAAATGGAGGAATTTATACCTACAAAGGATTTAATTCTCAGAGAACAAAATCGAATTATAAACTCTACGACATCGATCTCGTCAAGCAAGATCTAATAAATCATTTTTACATTCGCAAAGGAGAAAAATTAGAAAACCCTGATTTTGGTACAGTTATCTGGGATATTCTGTTCGAACCATTTACCGAAGAAGTAAAAGATATAATTTCTAAAGATGTAGAAACGATTATTAATTATGATCCTAGGATACAGGTTAACACGATTAATATTGACAGCACAGAGCAAGGTATACGGATAGAAGCAGACATGACATACCTACCTTTTAACATAAACGAACGTATGACATTTAACTTTGACAGGCAAAACAATAGGATAAACTGACCAGATAATTTTAATGGGTAAATATAAGATAGGAATGAGATATGACGACAACATCTAGATTAAACAATCTTTTGTTAAACCAAGATTGGACAAGGATTTATCAAACATTTAGAAATGCAGATTTCAAATCTTACGATTTTGAAAATCTGCGCCGTGTCATCATAACCTATCTAAGAGAAAATTACCCAGAAGATTTTAACGATTACATCGAAAGCAGCGAATATCTAGCGTTGATTGATGCGATAGCTTTCCTAGGCCAGAGCTTGAGTTTTAGAATAGATTTAGCCAGCAGAGAAAATTTTATAGAATTAGCCGAAAGAAAAGAAAGCGTTCTTCGCATCGCCAGAATGCTGAGTTATAATGCTAGGAGAAACAAATCCGCTAGCGGTCTGTTAAAATTCGATACTATCAGCACCACAGAAAATGTTTTAGATAACAACGGAAGAGATCTAGCACAGCAGGTAATTGTATGGAATGATCCTACGAATCCTAACTGGGCCGAACAATTTGTTGCAGTGCTAAATGCCGCTATGGCAGATAACACCGAATTCGGTAGAAGCCAAGGGACAGCAACAATACAGGGAGTATTGACAGATCAATATAGATTAAGATCCACAGGTGCAGATGTTCCGATATACACATATACGAAAACAGTATCGGGAAGAACGATGATTTTTGAAATAGTCAGCACCAGTTTTAAAAACAGTGAAACTCTTTACGAAGAGGATCCCTATCCTGGAAACCAGTTAGGTTTTATATTTCGACAAGATGGAAAAGGTGCAGGATCTGCTAATACCGGGTTTTATATGTTGTTTAAACAAGGAAGTCTGGAACTTGCAGATTTCACGATAGATGTTCCAACAACAAACGAAGTGGTTTCTGTAGGAAGTGAAAACGTCAATGATGACGATGTTTGGCTGTTTAAACTTAATTCAGTCGGGTTACAATCTGAACAGTGGACTAAGGTTTCGAATTTGATAGGAAACAATATTGCATATAACAGTATCGAACGAGATATTAGAAATATTTTTTCTGTGACGACTAAATCCAATGATAAAATAGATTTAGTTTTTGCCGACGGGGTATACGGAAATTTGCCTCAAGGCACGTTTCGAACTTATTATAGGGTCAGCAATGGTTTAATTTATAATATTGCACCTAGTGATATGCGGGGAATAACAATCAATGTTCCTTATGCTAATAAACAAGGTGTAGCACACACTCTGACTATCACAATGAGTTTAAAAACTACAGTGTCGAATGCAACTGCATCTGAAGATATTGACAGTATCCGTGCTAGAGCGCCAGCACAGTATTACACTCAGAATAGAATGATCACAGCAGAAGATTATAATCTAGCTCCGTTATCTGCTTCTCAAGACATTTTAAAAGTTCGATCAGTTAATAGAACCAGCAGTGGAGTTAGCAGAAATTTTGATATAATCGATGCCACAGGAAAATACAGCTCGGTAACGGTATTTGGTGATGACGGCTTAATTTATAAAAACGAAAGAGAAAGATCGATTTCGTCTAAATTTAGCAATAGAATAGATATTATAAATTTTATCAGACAACGTATAGAACCTCTGTTTACTGAAGCAGGCCTTTATAACTTTTATTTGACAAAATACAATAAGATAATTTTTACAGATCAAAACACATCGTGGGAATCAGTCACTACAGATATAAATCAAACGACCGGATATTTTAAAAATATCATTGATAATTCTCTGTTAAAGGTTGGGAATTATACCACTAATACATTAAAATACGCAGAATCGGGTTCATTGATTAAATTTGTTCCCCCCGCGGGCAAAGCATTCAAGAAAGGATTGATAGTTGATATCGATTTAAACGATCCCGAACAGACTGATAGAATTTGGGCGAAAGTTGTTAGAGTCGTAGGCGATGGAACGAATGCCGGTCGAGGCACATTACAAAATAGAACTGGACCTGTGATTCTTAACGAAATGATACCAACTGGTTCGATAGCGATCAGAATAGTTCCAAAATTTGTAAACGATCTTCCGACTTCATTAGAAATAGAAATAGTAAATTTAGCTTTTTCAAATTTAAACTTCGGCCTAAGATATGATATTTCTTCCAGAGAATGGAAAATAATAACAGCACCAAACTTAGACCTAGTAAACAGTTTCAATCTTGGAAAAACAGGTGATACAACTAATAGCAATTTAGATTCATCTTGGATCATATCATTTGTAAAAGAAGCGGACGAGTACGTAGTTAGAATTAGATCTATGTTTTATGTTTTCGCTAGCTTAGAAAGTACCAGATTCTATATCGATGTTAATCAAAAAATATACGATAGTCGAGTAGGATCAGTGGTTAAGGATCAGATTAAAGTATTAGGTATTAACACAAAGAATGATTTTATAACTCCGCTAAAACAAGACCTATTATTTGAAGTCGACGACAGCATCAAATACGATGATGGATACGAAAGCGCTAATGAACTCCAGGTGGCATTTTATGATACAGATGATGACGGGGTGATCGATAATCCGGAGTCTTTCGAACAGATCGTAGGTGAAGACATTGAACAAAATTATTTGTTTTTTAAAGAAATGTTAAATGAGTATGGCGACATAGAGTACGAGTATGTCGATAATTCAGACGACAATATTTTGATATATCCAAGAGAAAGCACGATCAATATCAACGACTTTGAAAACGGTCAATTAATATATTTTTATGATACCAACGAAGACAGAGTAAAGAGAGTTGATAGAACAACAAATACTCTGATATTAGAAAGCAGCTATAGGGCCAATATAGGAAGGGATAAGATCAAATTTCAATATTTCCATAACGCCAATGTAGATAGACGGATAGACCCCAGCGCCAGCAATATTGTTGATGTTTATCTATTACCAAGAAGTTATGACGCTGCCTATAGGTTTTATCTCGCCGGCGGTTTAAGTACCGAACCTCTTCCACCGACCACGGAAGATCTCCGTCTAAGTTTCGGAAAAACTTTAGGGAATATTAAATCTCTAAGTGATGAAATAATATATCATCCGGTTAGATACAAGGTATTATTCGGACCAAAAGCAGACGAGAGATTACGGTGTCAATTTAAGATAGTTAAAAATTCTACTGTTTCTATTAACGATAACGATCTTAAAGTCAGGATAATATTAGCGATTAATGAGTTTTTCGATATCAACAATTGGGATTTTGGTGATAGATTTTATGTTGCAGAATTGATAACTTATATCACTAATTCTGTAGCACCGGATATTAGTAATATAGTTTTAGTACCTAGACAGCCCGAACAATCGTTTGGCAGTTTATTTGAAATACAAAGCAGACCTGACGAAATTTTTATAAGTGGTGCGACTGTCGATGATGTAGTAATCGTATCATCGATTTCGGCTTCAGAAATTGGAGTTCCGATAGAAACTTTCATTAATTCAACTAGAAGTTAATATGGCAGAAAAAATATTTCCGCAGAGCGGTGTACCGATTAGAAAAACTTCTGAGCTCCTTCCTCAGATTTTTAAAAGTCCAACGAATGAAAAATTTACAGCAGCAGTTCTCGACCCGTTGGTGCAGCCCGGAGTACTGCAAAAAACTGTTGGATACATAGGCAGAAGATACGGAAAAACCTATAAAGGTAACGACATATATCTAGATAATGATGCGACATTGAGAAGCCGTTATCAGCTAGAACCCGGTGTAGTGATAAAAAAAGATAATAATATCTCTAAATTTTATGATTATATTGATTTTAAAAACCAACTAAGATTTTTTGGAAATTTTGAAGAACAAGATTATAAAATCACAGACCAGGAACATTATTCTTGGGACCCTCCTATTAACTGGGATAAGTTTGTAAATTATAGAGAATATTATTGGGTTCCTGAAGGACCACCGGACGTATTTGTGCAAGGTCAATCTCAGGATATAGTAAGTACCAACAGAGTAAAATTAGGACAGAATTCTTCTTGGATTTTTTATCCAGATGGTTTATCAAATAATCCAACGATAACTTTATATAGAGGTCAGACCTATAAGTTTAGAGTCACTGCCCCGGATGAAACATTTACGATTAGATCAGTCTATGACACAGGAAGTTTATTGTATAATCCATTATTACCATATGATCAAAATCAATTAGTTCTTTTTGATAATAAGATCTGGAGAGCTAAAAAATTTATACCACAGGGCGACGGCAGCACGATAACAGACGAATCAGAAGATTGGGAATATGTTGAACCAGCTTCGACGGCATCAGTTTTAGATTACAATATAGGTATAACTGGAAATAATATCGAAGATGGGCTGCTGACATTCGAAGTACCACTAGATGCACCGGATGTTCTATTTTATCAGAGTGCTGTAAATCCTAATAGATTAGGTAGATTTATTATCGCCGATGTAGAATCTAATACAAAAATCGATGTTGAAAAAGAGATAATCGGAAAGAAAACTTACACCAGTAGTAATGGTATCGAATTTTCTAATGGATTAAAAATAGTTTTTACGGGAAACGTTTTACCTGAAAAATATTCTAAAGATTCT